TAGTTAGTCACCTCGGTATTGTTTCCAAATTTCTTGATAAGCTTCATTACCCTGTGCAGGATCATCAAAATAACCACAATGAAGTTTTTTACCCCTATGATAAAAAGTGCATTTCCATTTTTCCATTCTGGTGTTCCAGCAAACACCTTTATAAGGATTATTGGGTCTTCCTTGTCGAACTTTTGCAGGTTTAACAGTGTAAACCTTTTTTCTGTTCTTAGAAGGTTTCTCTAGTTTGAGTGCCTTATTTTCCTTAGCCCAATCACTTTTAAGTTCCCAAGCATTTATGTATGTTTTAGGAACTCCTAAGATATCCCATAAAACATACATGTCAAATCCTTTAGCAATGTAGAATTTTTCCTTAATGAGCATTTCCTCTACAGCTTTCTGGAAAACTGCACGTTTGGCAGCAACATATTCTTTATCTTGATAGTTAACTATGCCTAAATTCTCAGGTCGTTCATCGTTTATGTTGCCATTCAGATGGATTACGGTGTAATTATCAGGAACAAGTTGTGCATTCCAGCAAGACCAAATAATATTTTTCTTTAATTGATAACTCAAATAAGAATCCACCCTATTAGTTCTGTCGTCATCTTCAAGATGACGGAGGCGCCCGTTATTAGACGCCTCTACTAATAGTGTCGGGTGTTTAACCCAAACTTCTTTATGATTGAACTTGGGTAGTACCCCCTGATTGAACAGATGCTGGGGTGTCCAATTTAGTTTGGAGGAAGGATTTAAGTTTTTTTTCATTCAGCTTAGAGCTCTTGTAGGTTTTACTTAGCTTGACGCAGATTTTTTTAATGTTATCCATTTTTAGTTTGAAGTTGGAAGATCGTAGCAGTCATAGTAAAGACCAGGACCGTCACCATTGCCATACGCTCCCCAACCCATTCTAGCACTACGTTGCCAGATCGCATAAGTGCGTGGATTAGGAATTGACAATTGGTTAAAGTAGTTTGGACCTTTCATTGGAAGTACACCATCACGAATGTTTGGATTATTCCAAAGTGGATATTCTTGTGCATGCTGAGTTAGATAAAGCAACATGTGGTGAACATAAGACTGAGCAGTTTTTTGTACTTGACCTTGCAAGAACTGCATTTCTGAAATCGAGGCGGTTTCGCCGCTTTCTGTAGTTCCCTTGATTACAGATTTGTTATAAACTTTTGACCAGATCCAAGGTAGAGCACGGTAAAGTCCATAATTACAAAGTACTTGGGAAACGTAGTTATCAAGAAGATGCTTATCCAAATTACTAAGCGTATTAGCACGTACACCATCGTATAACGCGTCCATGTAGGTCTGGCCAAGATAATTGGTTAACTCAATCAATTGGGCGTCAAATATGTGTGGTTGTAAGTCTGCTGGACTTACATTCTGGTTGATCGAAGTAAAGGATTTAATCTTCGCTTCAGATACTAAGAGTACGGCGGGATTTCCAATAGGGTTAGACATGTTTTTTAAATTATAATGTTGCTGTGCTTACTTGAGCAGCTTCGTAAGGTTTTAATGGTTCAACATAAAGCTTGGTATTGTAACCAGAATAGAACATTAAACGATCCATTGGTTTTAATAGTGCTTTAGTCATTGGTTTAATAACTGACTCCATGAATTGGTTCCAAGCAATAGTCATTTCATCTTTGTTTGATCCTAATCCACCACCAACTTGATCTCTGATACCAAGTAAGAGCGGAGAAGAAATTCCATGCCCAGTCAAAATTGAACTTCTAACCATATCCAATACGTTGATATAGTATTCGTCGTTCACTGACTGGAGCGGAGTGATGTCCGGTGCATCATCTTTCGAATTCGAGAATGTCATAAAGAACTTACCAGCATTTTGAACTCCACTGAATGCAGAAGAGATTTCTTGGTACAATGCTGCTTGTTGTAACGCATCTGGTTGTCCACCATTAAAGTTAATCCAGAGCGAAGGAGAAAGTCCATTAGAAATGTTACTTAAATGATAAGTTGACAATTCAATATTTAATTGAATGTCAGTTGCAGATCCAGAGTAAGTTGGAAGAGGATAGAATCGATTCCCTGGTGCATAGTCAAACCAATAAAAGATTTGACTTGGATACTCAATCGCTTCGTCTGGATTAAAGTTTTTATACTTGATTGGTTTGTGTTTTTTGTAACGTGTCCAATCAGTGCAATAGTAATACCACTCAACACGATCTGTTGCTGGATCAAAATCATCTGATCTGATATCAGCAAATTGAACGTGATAGAAATCTAAGATCTTATCACCTGTTTTGTTCCAGATAACGTTGATAGCAAATCAACCATAAATTACATAATCAAGAACAATCTTTTCAAACATGTCATTCCAAGTTTCATATGGATTAGCTTTACCTAAAACGTATTCAAGATTAGGATCTAATGTTTTTAGACCTTCACCAAATGCTGCATAAGATTTAGCTTGAATACATCTGCGATTCAAAGATGATTTGTTATAAAGTTCAGTTATGTACTGTGGATAAAGATTACTTTCCCCATAACGATACCAGTTGTGCACACGATCCTTGAAGATCTGAGGAACTGTAGGATCTGGTACAAAGTTGGTTTGGAATTTGAATATTTGACTCATATAGTTGTAAGTATGATTTTATAGTTGATTGGTTATTTCCTCTTCAGTTTCTTCTGGAATTAGTTCAATATTGTAAGCTGCCATAGCTTCTTCTATATTTGCGAACTCGTCCCAACCAACATTTTCCCCTTCCGGAGTCCATGCAATGTTAACCTCTAAAAGATTTTTCGGTTCTAATGTTTCTATGTCCCTGTAAATACCAGGTTCGTTAAATAGTTTGTATCTCATATGCTATATATTATCCGGTTATAGTCCAGCCTTTTGAAGTTATAATTAGTCTATCTGATGCAGTTAAACTTGCTGCTCCAGCACAGTTTGTAATGTTTATAGTTTTACTAGTTACTGTTCCTTGAGCAGCAATATCATTAAACAATGTGACCAGGTTAGTGTAACCAATGTTAGTTCTATTAATATCAATTTGAGGTGAAATACCACCCCATTGACCACTTCCTGTGTTTGTTAACCTTAATCCTGTTAAGTTTGAATAAATGGTTGAAACGCCAGATCCAACAAATAATACTGATAATCTGCAGCTAAAGGTTAATGTTCCTGTTAATAATTCTGAACCTAAAGAAAAGTTAGTTCCTGCTACTATAGTACCGGTTGTTGAATTACTACCGAGTTTATCTGTGTTTGTAATTGATGTTAAAGAACTGCATGAACCAATCATATTAGTCATAGCAGAAATAGCATTAGATTGTGTTGTTGGTAGGGTTAAACTTATTAAAGATGAACAGCCTGAAAAAGCTGTATTTACTGAACTTACGTTAGTATTAGTTGTTGCAGGCATTGTTAAAGTTTTTAAACTGACACAGTTATTAAAACTAGAAGAATAATTAACAAGAGAACTCATTGATGTAGGCAGTGTTACACTGGTTAACTGATAACAGTTAATACACATACTAGTCATAGTAGTAACAGCATTCATTGTACTTGGAAATGTTAAACTTTGTAAAGCATAACAACTACTAAATGCACTATCTAAAGCTGTGCAAGAACTTAAACTTGATGGTAAAGTAATAGTTTTTAAATTAAAACAGTTTATAAAAGCACCTGTTAATATGGTTATTCCAGTTGCTCCAGTTAAATCTAAAGTTATAACTGAATTACAATTTTGGAATGAATTTTGTAATGAACCAGTAATAAAAGCTGAATTACCAAAAGTGATAGAAGTTAGTGAACGGCAAAAATTAAAGGCTCCATTGATTGTATAACCAGCTGTAGATGAAGTAGGTATAGCTATTGATTGTAAATTTGGGCAGGAAGTAAAAGCAGTACTCCAAGATGTACAATTAGGCATACTGGTTGGCATTGATATGTACAATAAAGCAGAACAACCAGAAAATGCACCAGCCATTGTTGTAGGATTCCAATCAGTAGGTAATTTAATAGATAATATAGAAGAGCAACTAGTAAATATACTAGTTCCATTAATAAGTGCTGATCCTCCTATAGTATTTGGAAAAGTTACATTTGCTAAACTATTACAACTAGTAAACATACTTGTAGCATTGATTGTACCCGATTGGGCCATTCCAGCTATTGTAAAATTAATTAAAGCAGTGCAGTTACCAAAAGCCTGGGTGTAATCTAAACAAGCAGTCATTGTTGGTAAAGTAATGCTTGTCTGATTGTAATTCTGAGCAAAAGCATTATTCAATGTTGTGATATTTGCTAAACTAACCCCGGTAAAATCTAACGGATTACATTGTGAATAGTTGTTTGTAAAAATCTGAGACATATTAGTCAAAGAAGCACCTGTAGTTGTCCATAAAGTTATATCATAAACATTCCAACAGTTAGCTAAAAAGTTACCAAAATTGGTTGCTGTTCCTGTATTTTGTGGAAAAACAAATCTTCTTAATCCTACACAGTTTTGAAATGCTTGAAAACAATTTGTTGGTCCTGTTAAAGTATCAGGCATTTCAACGTTTTCTAAATAAGGAATTGATGGTACTGCAGTAGCAACGTTACCACTATAATAAGTTGCTGCAAAAGCAGAACTGTCGGTCATGGTACCATTTCCAAAATAAGCTTCCAAAACCCCTAGTAATGAAAGGGTAGCAGTTGTGGTATTCGGAAATGATGTTTTTGCTGGAGGTGTAATAAATTTACAGTTATTAATAACTGATGTTGAATCTGTGTAAATTCTAACAACGAAAGTATTATAACCTCTAGTACATGGTGTTCCACCTGAAGTATAAGTATGCGTTGTTGTAGTTGCTGTTGCAGTTGATATTGTATCAGTTGTTCCATCACCCCAATCAATATAAAGATTTGTTCCTGAGTTTTTAGTAAAAACTGTACTTATAGAATAAAATGCTGCACCAATATTAGATACCAAGAATTTTACCTCATTAGTAGTTTTTGTAATCGATGGCCAATCTGCTGGACGTGTCCAAGTTATCTTAGTCCTAGTAGGATTTGTTAATGTTGATATAGGTAGTTTAAAAGCCATATTAAATAGTTTGGGTTATTGTTACATTTCCAATTATATCTGAACCAGGAAGAAAAGTTGAATAAATTGTAGCAGATCCTGAAGTTGATGCAATGTATGGAAGTACTCTTGCTGCTGATACAACGTTTGCGTAAGCATTATAAGGGGTGAAATCCACTACGGATGTAGATACAATTGAAGCATCAGTAACTACGTAAGTATAATAAGGACTATTAAATCCCCAAACAATTTGTGAAAGAGTTTGATTTGTTAACAACTTAACCCCAGATCCACCACCGCTTGTACCAGCAGGACCAGTTGGTCCAGTAGCACCAGTTGCTCCATTTGTTCCTGAAGATCCTGATGTTCCATTTGCTCCTGAAGATCCAGAAGTACCAGATCCACCACCTCCGCTTGTACCAGCAGGTCCTGTTGCTCCTTTTGCTCCAGCTAATTCAACTGCTGAGAAATAAACATCCCCAGCAAATCCCATGGTCATTGGACTTGGAGTTCCTGTAAGATAAGAACTAAGATCAAACCAATAAGTGACTCCAGGTGTTAATCCAGAAACTACACCCGAAAGAACTAAATCTGTTCTTTGTGAATCTGTGTCACCTCCTATTAGTAAAGCCATTACAATTGTTCCTGTTGAAGCAACACCATTTGCAGGTGGTGTTCCTGTCCCATAAACTAATTGATGTACTTCGGGACCAAAATTTGTTCCCGGATATTCTCTAAATGTGGAAGATCCTGTCCATTGTATAAAAATGGTACCAACACTACTTGGCGTGAATTGAAATATTCCCCCATATCCCCACATTGTACCAGAAGTACCAAATGTATTAGCACCACCTGTTTGACTTAAGAATGTGTTTGGTTGAATTGCTATTGAAGTCGAAGTTCCTGAGGTACCAGAAGATCCTGCAGTTCCATTACCAGATGTACCTGATGATCCTGCACTTCCGTTTTCTCCTGAACTACCAGAAGATCCATTTGCTCCTGAAGATCCAGAAGATCCATTTGCTCCTGAAGCACCTGAAGATCCATTTAAACCTGAAGTTCCCGAGGTTCCAGCAGAACCGGAAGTACCATTATTTCCAGAAGAACCTGAAGTCCCTGCTGATCCAGAAGATCCATTTAAACCTGAAGTTCCAGAAGTTCCAGATGCTGCCCCCGTAGTTGTATTAACGAATGAATAATAACTTGTTCCCTCAGTGTACCAAACAATGCTATGTGAACTACTATCGTTGTTGTTCAAATAGATTTTTACAATCATTCTGTTAGTAGGATCAATTGTAGTTGTAGGTAGTGTAAGATCACACGTAACTTCAGCAGGTACTGTGTTACTTACCCATCCAATTTCTGAAGATCCTGAACTAATAACAGAGCCAATTGGGGTTCCACTTGAATCTGCTAATTGAATAGTTGCATATGCTTGAACCTGATCATTAGATGCTTGTTTTAAAAAATGGAAATGGAATCTTTGTACTCCACCAGGGATAACACTAAATCCTAACTGCGGGGTAATGAATCCCGTAGATACCATTACATTTTGTTGACTGTTGGTTAAGTTAGTTGTTACAGTTTGTTGTGCAGCACCAGAAGGATCTTTTGAAATTACTCTATATGAATTAACTCCAGCAGATTGACTTTGGTTGAAATAATAGATTTGTCCAGAAGAATCACCGTTTGCTCCTGAAGTACCAGACGTACCTGCAGATCCAGATGATCCATTACTACCTGAAATACCAGAAGTTCCTGCAGAACCTGCTAATCCATTTGCTCCAGAAGATCCAGAAGATCCATTAATCCCAGAAGTTCCACTAGAACCAGAAGTTCCTGCTGATCCACTAACACCTTGCGATCCGTCTATTCCTGAAGTTCCAGAAGTACCTGAAGTTCCTGCTGAACCACTCGTTCCATTTAAACCCGATGTACCAGAAGTTCCGGAGGTGCCTTCGCTACCTGAAGTTCCAGCAGATCCAGAGGTGCCACTGCTACCTGAAATTCCTGAAGTTCCTGCAGATCCGGAGGTGCCTCCGCTACCAGAAGTTCCTGCTGAACCACTTGTTCCATTATTTCCTGATGATCCACTAGATCCGCTTACACCTTGTGATCCATCGATACCAGATGTTCCTGACGTTCCTGATGATCCATCATTTCCTTTACTTACAAATAAATACCATTGTCCAGCAACTCCTGGAATTTCGTTTAAACTAACAGTTGGAGTTATCCATGCACTACCTTTGTAAGTTACAACGTCGTATGGTAAATAAGTTGTTGTGTTAACCCAATCTCCTTGATAAGTAAATCCTTGTCCATTTGTACCTGACGTTCCACTAGAACCTGAAGATCCGCTAACACCTTGTGATCCACTAACTCCTGATGTTCCAGAAGTTCCACTAGATCCGGAGGTGCCCCTGCTACCTGAAGTTCCAGCAGATCCTGAAGTTCCACTAGAACCTGAAGATCCACTAACACCTTGTGATCCGTCAATACCAGATGTTCCAGAAGTACCAGAACTGCCAGCAGAACCTGAAGATCCAGAACTACCAGCAGAACCAGAAGTTCCTGCAGATCCTGATGTTCCACTAGTTCCACTTGAACCTGCAAATCCTGCAGTTCCATTTGAACCTAGAGTTACAACACCTGTAAAGTGAACTTCTCCGTTAGATACTTCTATTGGGATTGGGTTGCCAAATCCGTCTGTGACTTGGACTAGGTTAGATCCTGTCACACCCGCTGGTCCGACGTTTAACACACCACCGTAAGTGTCTTGGATCCTATTGTTAGTTAAATTACTCATTATAGTTTAGTAGATTTTTTTAAGCATTATTCCATTTATCTGAATCAAGATTCCAAAACTTCGGAGTTGTGTTCCAAAAGATATTAGCACATCCAGTATAGTAAACTACTGCTTGTAATGTTTCGTTGTTGCTAGTGTATGTAAGAACGTTTTTAAGCGTGTCTGATGCTGAAGCATATACTATAGCTTGTAATGTCTCATTATCGCTTATATATGAGTCTAATTCAACTTCAGAACACAAAAGACTGGTCAAGACCATTTGACCTTGATCGATCTGATTTCCTGTTGCAGGATCCAAATCGGGATTGTCCATGTTCCAGACTTTGTAATCGTAATTTCCAATAGGATTTAGGTAGACTTTACCATTTAGTGGATCCTCACCAGAAGGATCGTTAACAAGTTCGATTTCTAATTCAACAAATCTCTTGTTGCGTCTTAAGACATTAGGAACTACGTATGTCCAATACTTTGTAAATCCATTTATGAATCCAACTAAGAAATAGTCACCGTATGTGTTAATATCATTGCTAATAGTATCAGCATAGATGATAAAACTATTAGTCTCGTTCTGTTTCAGATTGATCATACAAGATTAAGTATGGAAATGGATCTAACTGACATAAAAAAGGCTGGAGAATACCCCAGCCTTTCGAAAAATCCTTACAGAATTAAGGATTAGTAATTGTAAATCCGTGTAAAGCGGATAAACTAGAAATTTGATAAGCCATTGCAGGCTCTTGAGCAGTTGCTGTCAATGCGTATTGATTAGCGTCGCCAGGTGCAGTACCTGTTACGGAAGAACCAGCTGAGATTACAGCACCACGTGTCATACCAACTAACCAGAATAGACCATTGTTATCTTCGAAGATAATTTTGATGTCTCTGTTTCTTGAAAGCAAAAGAAGTTCGTTTCTTTTTTCTGCTCCAAGTTTTTGGATATTGAATGTAAGTGCTTGTTCGTAAAATGCTGTTCCGTTCTCGTTAGAGATATTGAATGTCTCAGTGAAAGACGCAGTGTTTTTTGCCAACTCATATTGGTAGAAAGTACCAGAACCAGTAGCTCCAGTTATCATGTTATCACCATCGTAGGTTTCAGATGTGAAAACAATATTAGTCCCAACATAAGCTGTTTTTACTCCACCAATTGAATCGATACAATCTAAAGCCAGTGCGGATGTGATGTTACAAGCCATGTTTTTTTGTTATATTTTTATTGTTTTAAAAAAAGGGACTAAGACTATCTCAGTCCCTTTTTAATTGATTATGATAAATCGTTAGAAACAAATTCTTCAACGATTGTACCAGCACCCATTGTGAATTTAGAAATCATTCTGAATTCTTGGTTGTCACGTGACCACCATGCTTGCATGTTGTCAGTGTCAGTAGTTAAACCACATGTAACGATGATGTGTTTAGATGGTCCAACGATTACGCGGTTAGAAGTTCCCCAACCTGCGGAAGGTACTGCTCTTACGTTTGTGCCAGGGATGATAATAGATTGACCAGGACCAGCTCCAGTTGTTTCACCAGTTGAATAGTGGAACAAGTTCTTACCAACGATTGAAGTTTGTAAGTAACGGAAGTTAGCGTAAGACATGATCATTAACAAGTCGTCACGATCAGCAACGTTTTGTGGAAGTGCATCCAACATAGCAATTGCTCTGTCATAAGCGTTAGAAGAAGTCCAAGCTCCAGTTGGTCCAGCAGCAGCGCCGTTACCTGTAGTAACTTGAGAAATCAATTCTGAAGCGATAACAGTTTCAGCAACTTTTTTAGTTGCTTTAGTCATTTGGTTTTCGATAACAGTTTCGAATGGAAGAGTCTCTCCGTAAGCTGAAGCAGCCAATTGAGTAGATAACCATACGCTTCTTAGATCTTCCAAGCAAAGAGAAGTTTTCCAAGATTTTGTACCGTTGTTTACGGTCACTTGAGTGAAGTCAACTGATCCGTCATCAGACCAACCGCAAGAAGCAGTGTTAAAGTCTGGAGTAACATCTAAGATGTTGATTGCTACTGATGCTTCAGGATAACCTGGACGAACATCTAAGTAGTTCATTAAGTCTGCACCCAAGATTGATTTTTGTAGCAAAATGCCACTATCTTCGAGGGTAAAGGAATTGAGGGTTGATACGTCAAAAGCCATTTTTGTAAATTTATATTGTTTTTATTTTTTAGAATTGAAGAAGTTATCTTTCATAAGATTTTGTAGAGCTTCAACTCTTGCGTTCGTAGGATCAAAATCCATGTTATTTGATCTTGTGGATGCAGGAACTTTGTTACCGCCTGGTGTAGCAGCAAATTTTTCCATTTTTTGCTTCATGGTAGACATTTCTGTTTTGATGTCAGCAACTTCTTTAGAAATTGACTCAACAGCCATTACTACTTTTTGCAAAGCTTCCATTACTGTTGGAAGAGTTTCAGCAGGTAATTCAGTAGGCATTGCTGCAGCTTCAACTGCTACTTCTGCTTCTGCAGGTGCAGCTTCTTCAGCTTTAGTTGATACCTCCATAATTTTACCAGCTTCGTCTACTTCAAGTAAAAGTCCACTAGCTGTTTCGTGCTCACCACCAGGTGCAGGGGATTTTGTGCCGTCCGAGTTTACAATGAAAACATCGTATCCAGGCTCAAATTTTTCCGCCTCAACAGTAGTAGTGCCATCCACGAGTAACTCGGTAGCAAATTTTACTTCCATGCCAAGCAACAAACGAATTTGGTTTAATTTTTCTTTGATCATGTTAGGTTGTTATATTTGATATTAAATATGTCAATATTAAGGGTTGACATTTCCCAATTTAAGTTCTTCAGGTAGCCAAAAGTATTTTTCATATTTTGGTAGCGTTTCGAGTGCTTTCTCTACAATTCTTTTTTCTGTTTCTGTAGGAAATTCTTTGTCCTTTAGTAGATCGTAGCAGATTTTGTAGCAAGTCAATTCCACTAAAAGTTGATCTTGTTGGATCTTGGAGTATTTTACGTTAAAGCCCATATTTTTATTTTTGTTGTATTTATCTTAGTTTTGTAGAATGGATTATAAAGAAATTCCCGGATTCCCTAATTATGGAATTAGCAAGTCGGGTGAAATTAAAAATTTTGAAACTGGTAGAATTCTTAAAGGCTCTCCAAATGGAAATGGTTATTTTAGAACTACATTAACAGATTCTAACGGAAAACAAAAAACTTGTAATATTCATATTTTAATGGCAATAACCTACTTGGATCACGTTCCTTGCGGGATGAAAATTGTAGTTGATCATCGTGATAATAAACGAAGATTTGATAATTCATTAGAAAATCTGCAACTTATAACAAACAGAGAAAACAGTTCTAAAGATAAAAAAGGAACATCTAAATATACTGGGGTTTTTTGGAATTCACAAAATAAAAAATGGAGGGCAAGAATTTGAATTAATGGTAAACTTAAACATCTTGGAAGCTTCCCCACTGAAGAAGAAGCATACCAAGCGTATTTAAAAGCATTAGATGGAATTGACTAACTTAACCAAGTCTTCGAACATTTTCTTGTCTTTCATATAAGAATCAAATTCTTCTTGAGTAACGAACGACCCTTGTAGGGAAAAACCGTGGAGTTCACCTGCTTTTACTCGTGCCCAAGTTTGTGGATTAGTCACTCTCATCTTAACGCACCATGTTCCTTGTGGAACATCTAAACCATAAACTGTGTTTGCTTTGTCTGAAGTAGGATCTTCAACGATCCAGGATTCAAAAACATAAGAGCCAGCATCAGCAGAATCAATATGTTGGATATTGGTATCACTAAGTCTTTTCTCTCTCATAAACTTTTCAGCCATCTTAGCAACTGCTTGTTTGCTGAATCGAACCCAGTAAGGTTCTCCATCATCGTCTTTTCTAACAATTTCCATATCTGGTATTGCTACCGGTCCAACTACAACTTTTTGTTCTTCATCAGCGAAGACACCCCTCCACATTTCTATTGCTGGTTTAAGTTCTTTTGCTTTAAATGCTTTGTAAGTTTCTGTGCCAATCCACTTACCATCTTTACGCTCATAAACTTCTACAACGTAACTAGGATCAGTTGGTGTGCCTTCCATACGAATGTCTGATCCTGGAAGATTCTTAGATCTCATTGTGATTTCTTTGATCTTACCTTTGCCACCTTCATAAGCAACAGTATCGCCTATTTTAAAACCTTCAGCAGTAAATTTTTGTCTTGGGTTAGCATAACCTTGATTAGGCATGTCTTCAGGTCTTTCACCAGCTGTTCCAGGAGCAGGACCTTTATTCTGAAATGTTCCTTCAGCAGTGACATAGTATTTTTGGAATCTATGACGACAGTTGGGACCACCTTTGTATTTCCAAATGGAATAGGTATCTGCTCCACCCAAACCGAATCCGGGATTAACTGCTTGACTACCCATGGCACTAATTTCATCATAAGTGTAAAACTTATTTAGACTAACCATACGATCACAGAAGTCACGACTATTAGAACCTATTGGACCTTCATACTTATACACTGTGTATCCCTTAGCTAATTCAAGATTGAATCCTTCTGGAATTGCGTTAAATTCCATTCCATTGTTTGTAAAATCTTCTGCACTGAATCCAACAGTCTTAGCATATTCTAAGACTTTCTCTAAGTCAATAGCTTTTTTCTTAAGTGGTCCTTTAACTTGTTCTGTGTATGCAGGAAGTGAAGCCACATTAACTTCGAATTTCTGACCAATACCAGGAATCTCGTTGATTACATCTTGATTGTTGTCAATGTGTTTGTCAATACCTAAAGATCTAATCTTTTCCACTTTAGCTTTGTTAGATCCAGTGGCAAATACTCTTGATTCTGGGATTCCTAACTCTTTTGCACGATCGAGCATATCTTGACCTACTGTATTTCTTGCGCTGATGATGTATAGCGTGTCACCATTAGCCTTTTTTGCTTCTGCAAGGGATAAACCTTCTTTAGTGCTCAAAGTATCGTCAAAGTCAAAAGAAACCTTAGCTAATTCAATGCTCATGTTTGCTTTGATCCAACCACAAATATTGTTAGCAGCTTCTTGGTTCTTACCTTCGTCTAAACGATCTTGAATGCACTCGTCCCAAGGATAATCTGCAAACACATCATAAGAAAATCCTTCTGCAGAATGGTTTTGATCCCACATAGATATACACTGAGCAACTGCTTGATCTTGTTCTTTACCTTCACCCATCACATAAGAAATGCAACGACCCATATATTGGGATTCACCTTCACCAGCTTTTGGTTCTACGAAGTTTTCTTTTTTGAAATACAACCAGGTTTTTTCTATCGCTGGTTCGTCTACTAGAGCAATGGCATCTACACCAGAATCTTTCAATTCGTCAATTACTTCTAGGTCAATTACTTTTCTTTCCATATTGATAAGTATGTATTATTTATAGTTGTGCAAGTCTTTTAATTTTCGCATCTGCTTCTTGCTGTGTTGTCATATCAGAGGCAACCACGTAGGTCTTAATAATTGGTGTGGTCATAGTTGATTGTCCAACTGGATTGTTAGTAGCAACTCCACCTGCTGCAAATGCTTTACCACCACCTGCTTGGTTAATCATAGAAAGTAGTCCTCCAAATTGTGCAGTACTATTAGCATTGATTACTGATTCTCCATTAGATAGTCTAGCTGGGATGGAATCACTTTTACTTGTTCCAGGCCCACTAATGTAACCACCATCTGCATAAGTGTTGCTAACTGGAGCTGGCGGGGGTGCCTCGCCTCCTCCACCACCGGATCCACCTCCTCCACCGCTACCTTCGTATTGGGTGGCTTTAATTTTTGCAACGTTTGCATAACCAGTAACTAAAGCAGCTGCAGCAGCAATTCCACCAAGTACAGGACCAACAACTGGAATAGATGCTAAGGATGTAAATGCTTGTACAGCACCTTGAATGGTTCCGATAATAGCATTAGCAATTTGTACTTTCTTATTCTTTTCAAAGTACTTCTTTTTAATCTCTTCTTGTTTGGCTTGGTTATCTCCGGCTGCTTGGAGTTCCCTAGCCATTTGTGCTTCTTGGATTGCTTGAACGGCACCAGTGACTGCAGTTGCAGTTTGCATAATTCCTTGGAATTGCTCCATTCTGGTTGCATTCCTTTCTTTCTGCGCTGCATCTTCAGCATCAGCAATCTCTTTTTTCTTAAGAGCAATTTGCTGTTCAATATCAATTATTGATAACCCATAATCTTGGGCATTTAATTTTTGTTGTTCAAGACGTTGTAATTCTAAGTCAGCCGATTGCTTTTGTAATTCCTCTTGAGTTAAATTAGAATTGATTAAAGCAGTGGTTAATTGCTTGTAGTAATCATCTGTGGATTTAACTGTTGCTGCATATTCCTCATCGGTTAGTTTTTTAAAGTCATCAGCAGCTTTCTGATCAGCATCTTTCTTTGCTTTAAGTTTGTCAGCTTGTTGTTTAGCTAACAATTCGTCTAGAGTCTTTTGTTGTGCAATGTCTTCCGCTGATTGTTGGGCTTTTAATGCTGCAAGAGCATCGTTTTCCTCTTTAGTTCTCTTCTTGATCTTTTCAAGACCATCGATCTTAACTTGGAGTTCAGCATCTTGATTGCGTTGTTGGATCTTTAATGCTTCCTGTGCTCTAACGTCTTGATCAGCAATAGAAAGTAAATAAGCATCGTCTATAGCTTTTTGTTCTGCTTTTAAACCTTCTTTTTGTAATGCTAAAGCAGCATCTCTACGAGCCTTAGCTTCAGCAGCTGCTTTATCTGCAGCGGCCTTCCTTTTAGCAGCAGCTTCTTTAGCAGCAGCCTCAGCTTCCTTTTGTTTTTCCTTTTCAGCATCTGCTGCTTCTTTATCTAAAGATTTTTGTTGCTTATTAAATAGTCTTTGCTTAGCTGCAGAATCTTGTTCCACTTGGGCAAGAGCAATCTTAGCATCCCTGATCTTCTGAATGTTCTCTTCGGATGCTCCATCTATTTTTAATTGTTCTTCTGCTAATCGAAGTAGTTCTTTTTTGTTTGCTACCTCTTTTGCAGATTGTTCTTGTTCTGCTGCTTGTACTTTTTTTAAGGCTGCAGTTCTTTCCGCATAGGTTGCATTCGAGTCAGATAAAATTTCTCTTGCTTCTGCAAGTTGTTTATTGGTCTGTGCTCTAGAAACTGCTAGATCTTTTTCTATGTCTTGTTGGTTGTCTAATTGCTCTGAGAATTTAGCTGCTTCTGAACCTGCCAATCCAAAGAAGTCTGCAACTGCTGCAAGACCATTAGCAACCCCTTCCAAAACTGCAGTAGCAATGTTTGCTAGGAAATCAAATAAGGGTTGGACAATTCCACTAAAGATGTCAGTGATCTTTGTCAAAGCATCCATTGCAGCTTCGTTACTCTTAATTGCTTTAGTAACTGCTGCGAATACAACACCCAATGCACCAACCACTGCACCAATCGGAGTTGCTAAAAATGCTAATGCAGATTTAGCTAGACCCATGAATCCATTAACTGCTCCACCAATCGGTCCACCTAGTGCTCCAATCTTTTCGCCAAATCCCATTGTACTGGTTTTGGCAGAAGCCATAGACTTGTCAATGTTTTTTAACTCACCACTAAGTTTCTTGTAGTCATCAGTACCAATAGTGGTTTTATTAAGTGCAGCTTGGGTCTGTCTCTGAGCTTCCGCTAGATCGTCCAGCGACTTGGCTGTTTTTTCGATCTGTTCGCCGTTCTCTAGGGTTACCCTAAATTTGATTTCCTTTTCAGCCATTATTGATCAGTTATTTTTTCTAAGATTGTTAAAGATTTGTATGCCACCTCAAAAGACTGAGCTAAGATCTTAGCTAAATCATTGTTAATGATGGTGTCTTCTTGTGGTTCTTGAAGGAATAGAGATTTTACTTCCTCTATTCCTTGTGCTAATGTTGTCATGTTCTCCATTAAGTATTTTTTATTGGTATACTGTTGCTACATATTCTCTAACTGGTCCAGGTCTTGCTTCGTCCTGTGCTGTAACTGTTACTGGTCTTTCAGTTGGCCAAGGGGTTGGCACTTTTTCAGTTTGGATAATAATCCCATCAAGTTTATAATCTAAAGTCATTGATCCTGGAGTAATTGTGTCTGAAGTTACTGATCCTCTTGTTATAGCATTGATTTCAACCTGGAATGTTGATGTTTTAGGTACACCTGCAGGATCTCCTGGCGTCCAATCAACTTGCCCTACATAGAACCAGTTAACTCTGTCAAATGATTTTTCTAAAATAAGGCTACCATTAAATCCTGTGGTGTTAACAGTTGTGTAAGTAATATCAATGTTACTAACATCTCCACATGAACATGCTGTACAATCTCCAACAGAAATTACAGATGCTTCTGAATCCACTTCGTATGTAGTAAATCCATCTGAGTAATATCCAGGACCAGTTGCGAAGGTCGTTCCCAGTGAATCTAAATAAAGTTGTGTGCCTACTGTAATAGTTTCATCATTTGACCAAACTGTACTAGATCCATTTGTAAAGCAACAAGCATTACAATTATCTCCACCAAATGCAAGTTGTTTTTCATAATAAGCAGATGGACAGCCACACATGTTTTTATCTGTGATTTGCCAAACCTGTGTTTGGTTTATTGTCCATGCATTATCACCACCTTCGTCGATTGGATAGTAAATTCCATCTGGTACTGGTATGGTTAAATCCGTATCTAAATAGAAACGTATATTGTCTATGAATGAGGCATCTGTTTGCTGTCCATAAATATTAACCTCTTCTGGTGGAACTGTGGGATTACCACAAAGAACATTAGATGCTAATGATGCAGTGTCACCTGGTGTTGCAGGTGTGTACGCTGTTCTAAAATAACTTCCGCCTTGGTTACCACAGATACAATAAGGAGCAACAGCGTATGCTATAACAGTTCCAGAAGATCCTATTGCCCAAATATAACCACCAAACGAGTATTTGCCAGAAGGAGCTGGAATGTTTCCAAATGGATCTGTGTAAAGTTTTGTGGAAAAAGGTGTAGGCGCCCCCGTGGCTCCAGTAAAGAAATTGTTCCCGTTTATAGTTCCGTTAAGACAACAAACTGCTCCACAATCACTAGTTGGGTGGTAACATCCTGTTTTTTGGTTTAGTCTAGTAACCCCGTTTGGTAAGACAATTCCTAGTGTGCTACCAACTTTGTAAAGTTTTACCTTACAACTAGTTGTTTGTCCAACAACGTAATCAGAAATTGAATCTATAAAATACCAAGCATCTTTAATGTAGATGTAATCGTTGAATAGTAGATCTTTAATATCGTTATAATCTAAAATGATATTCATTTCAACTGAACGATTATAAACATCCTGAACGGTGTTATACCAACCACTCCAATATTGATTGAATGCAGTAACGTTTCCTACAGCCGAAGCATTTGGGATCGTTTGCACTGCAACATTATAAAGAGGTGTTTCATAAGCCCAACGAAGATCTAGAGTTGCAGGATTAAATGGCCAGGTTTGGAATCCTGAAACGAGTGGATATTGTGGTTGTGTAATAGATGAACCTGTATCATTTTTCAAAAACCAGTTTGTACCAAGTGATGGTACATCTTGTAGTCCATTCCAAAACACTAAACGTAATTTAGGTTGGATAGGTTCAACTTTATTAGCAATGGCATTATTCCCAGTGGTACTAGAAGTGATCTTTGCTATGTGAGGAATTAACCACTTTGCTGCTATATCAATATTAGGTTGTGTGGCACCTAGTGCATAACCAATTGGTCCTAATGGGGTGTTTGCAAAAATCGTGGATCGAACTGTTTCTCCACTCAATAACAAGTTACCTGAGTCTAGATTTAACTGCCCATAAGTTTTATTATTGGCTTGTTGGTAATTGTAGTTTAAATAGTCAGTATCCTCAGCATCTTTAAAAATGTTGTTACGTGTTTGGCCATTAAATAGTGGCGAAATTTTGTATTCAACACTTTCGTCCAATTGACCAGTCCAATCTTTTGATCTACCACCCTGGACCCAGTTGATCCACGGTATAATTTGAAACTCCTTAGCTTTTTCTTTGCTCGGAATAAAGACTAATTTAAACTTGTCAATAACCCCTTTAACAAAATCTAAAACTTTAATTTGGCTGGAAAGAAATGAATTAATATTTACAAGTATAGGAGTAGACACTGTTTCCCATTGGACGCTATTAAGTTCAAATCCCATACCTGCATAAGAAGAACTAGGAATTGAGACTGCGCATCTCAAAGTTAAAGGCATTCCAGCTCCTATTGTAATAGGTGCAGAATTTTGAATTGTGTATGTGGTACTAGTAGTTCCTGGTGCATTACTTATAACTAGACCACTTGCTCCACTAAGATTCCAAACGTTTCCACCACTGTGTATTTGAACAAAAATCCTACATCTATTATTAAAAGTAGGATTTAAACCGCCAAGATATCCTTCAATAACGTTAGCATCTAATGTAACTTTAAATACGTATTGACCAGCACTTGGAGTAACATATGTTGATGTTGTTGGATTATAAGAGTTTGAAGCATCTGTTAGTTCTCTTTGAATGTCGAATTTAGTTGTTGTACTAGGTGGAAAATATTGTGCTCCTGAACTGAACTGAACAAAGTCAGAAATAGCTGAGAATTTTTGATCTCCGGTAAATTCTGCTCTTGCTTGTGATTCTGATATAACATACAAATTTTGGAATACAGCAGAACTCATAAATGAATCCTTAGCAACATCTGAACTTACTGTGTATGTGTAACCGGATAAAGAACCGGGTTGAACTAACGTAACAGACCACTGATTGAAAGTTCCGACACCAGAAACTTCTGTGACATTAACTATAATGCTACCAATATTGGAAATGTACTGAACAACATTACCTATCATGTAAGTATTGGCATCAAACTGAATCATTACTTTCTGTGTTCCATTAGAAAGATAATTTAATCCGGGAGAAACGTAGAATGAAATGGTTTGGTAAAATCCTGCAGGTACAGGACTAGGAAATGTGGGTATTGTAATTGCATTTGAAGAAGAAGTTGCGTATCCAGTTTGATCAACTCCTGGTGCAATAATAGCATCCCAAAGAGTTTTCAATTGAATGACTGGTTTCATTTGCGTTTGCTTAAGTGGATAACCACTGTTAGTAAACGATTTACCACTAGTGCCATACATTGAAAGTGTTGGCTGAACAGGATCAAATCCACCACCGGCTGTTGCAACATAATCATATCCCCATTCAATTAATGGGTAGCGAACTGCACCTCCGAATAAACCACCAACTTGCCAAGAATTGGTAATATTACTGTAGTTAAGTGCATGGTTGTACTTGGACAAATCAATGTCTGACATGTAGTAACCATTAATGTTAGATCCAAAGTCAGAAGTCTCACCTAAGAAAAGAACCTCGTACCAAATACCTTTGGTTTGATCCTCTCTGTAAATCCCAGTCAATCTAATGTTGCCATTCACTAATGTTTCCCCGTTATCATTAATGTAGGCAGGAGCTAAAACTGCTGGGTTAAAATCTGCACCGTTAACACTAAAGACTGATTTAAACCATTCGCCATTCACTTGAGTGTTAGGCACTCTAAAACTTCTAGAGTAAGTCGAAGACACTTTTAGTGGATCCGAGATGTCAGCAACAGAGAGATTCAGTTTAATTGGTTCCTCATCAGCTTTAATGTCTAACAGAATCCAAGGATTCGTACTGTTTTTGTTTGGGTATTGAACGTATAGTTGTACTGACATAGATTATGTATTTTGCATTGCTTGTGGCATGTTAATTTCGATCTCAAAAATAGCACTGATTACTTTCTTTTGTTTAACCAATTGGGTTGTGAAAGACTTATCAACGATTTTGCATGAATATGGGAAAGCATCATAGATTGGCATTTCCTCGTCATGAATGTAAGCCAGAACTTGTGGGGATTTTAAAAGACCATCCATTAAGTTTAATTCTTCTTGACTTAACCAATCTGTTTGGATCTTCCATGTCGTCTTAGCATATTTGTTATAGATCTTATCTCCACCTTGGATTGGCAAAGTCTTCATTGGTGGCCAAGTGGAATTCAATTGTGGAACTGGTAAGTAATCAGACCAGTTAACTTGGTTCTGTCCATATTGTTCATAACTAACATCAGTGGTTTTCTCTGCTAACATAGTGAAGTTCCAGTAGTCACGTCCAGCCAATTCGTTTAACCAGCTGAGGCGCACTCGCGGATACAGGGTTTCGCAGTATTCTTCTACGGTATAAGTAATGCTTTCAGTAATGGCATATTGGAAATTACAGTTAGAAGCATTTTTAGAATATCCCTGAATAGAATACTTGTCTCCAGGTTGTATATTCCAGCCCGTAAGCGCCGCAATATGACTTGGACTAGTGTTTATATGGACAATGTCATAAAGTGCAGCAGGCTGTCCAGAAATCGTTGCACTACATGTTGTTCTTGGACCGAATCCAGTCGTAGTTAACATAACAGTATCTGTAGTAAGAGTCGATCCAACTGCAGGATAGTAAATGAATCGGAATCCATAAATTGTTCCCTCTGCTCCAGCAAGTGCTGAATAATTTATGAATGATGCTGTGGCTGCGTCAAAATTGTAAAGTGATCTGGTGTAACCTGAAGCATTACGAGACATTTGTTTACTAAGTGGACTTGCTAAACCACCTTTCCATTCGTAGTGGATGTAATTATTAAAAGGATCAGTATTCCAAACACCATTAGTTGCTGGATTCTGCATGTTCCATAATGATTGGTGGTCTGTTAAAGATCCTGCAATCACAGTCACTTGTAGATCCTTAGTTGCGTATGCTGAATACACTGCATAACTAGGATCACCAACTGCGTTAGTAACTCCAGTTCTAATTGTTTGACTTGGTCCGTATTGTTCTCCGACTTTACAATAAACATGGACTGATGCAGCTTGGTTTGTGTTATACCAACCAAGAGATGTGTTAGGGGATTCTAATTCACCTTGGGTAAAGTTGGTTACTTTCAGATAACCTTGTACGATTGAACTCACATCCCACATACCATATCCACTTGGGTTAGGTCTTTGGCGTAGTCTAGTCACAAATGTGTCATTGATATAAACGTCAATCACATATTGGAAATCTTTCTGAGCTGTCTGATCTGATACCACTGACCAAACTATTGGATTGTATGGTGTACCAATTCTGGCTGGTTTGTAAGCTACTTGTGTTATCATTTTAAGTTATAAGATTTTTTAATTTTATCCATTTCTATTTTCTCTTTTCTTGCTTTGTCTTTTTTGTATGCTAGAAAGTTAAATGTCTCAGTCACTTTTAGTTTTGTACAACTGTCTGTTCTGAGGAGGTCATCTCCGGCAAGAAAGTAGATAAGTTGATTCCAGTTTCTTGCAATTTTGATATCACGTCTTCCTGTTGACTCTCCGTCAGATCCTGCATCATCCCCGTCATCATCGGGATCAAAGAGTCCAACATATTGTTTAAGCAAACTCTGGTAATATGAAAAAAAAAATCGATTGCTGTTGTTACATAAGAAATGGGCATCTTATTCAAGAATAGTTCTGCACGTTCGTCAAAGTTGTCAGAGGTGTATTCAGAAACAGTGCCATCTGCATTTAGTGGTCTGTACATGATAGCCATCATTTTATGTAATTGCTTGGATACTTGTTCGTGGTTCTTTAACACGTCCATGTCTGCTAGTTCCCCAACAGTCAACTTAGACATTGTAATAAAACCATACTTAGTGTCATCAATTTCAATTTCTTTTTGGAATGACTTATCAGCTAAAGAGTTAAGTGGTCCAAGAGCTGTTTGATTCCAAATCTTTATGAATGAATCTGTGTCCATTGATCTTAGATCTTCTTCTGGTGCTCCACTTAGGATTGACACCAATTTAACTTGCACGTCTGTCTTGTCAGATAGGATTAACCAATCTTGCATTTTGTAGTATTGCCCGATTGTTGGATTTGTTATCTCCCATTGTCCACTCTTTGTTTTAAACTTTATCATTACTTTATTTTGTTAAGTGAGTCTTCTATTGATTTATCGATTGCTTGTTCGTATGCTTTATAGTAGATCTCTGTTATGGATTCCCATATTGCTTCTTCTATACTGTTCCAGAATCTGGGTTTGATTCCACCTGTGCCTTTACCTGGTGAGGGATTCCACGGACCTCTTTGTTCTTCTGGGGTAGCATAAGGTCCGGTACCAAGATCTGTGTACACACCATAACCAAGATAGTCTGCTGTAAAAATAACTATGTCTCCTTGACGATCAGCTTTAACATGCACAGAACGTTTAAGTGCTCCGGTCTTTACAGGTGCTTGTCTTCTTAGTTGGGCTGAGACCAATCTAGAAGCCATGTTAGTTGCTGGGGTTAATATTTCGTCGAACTTAGCCATTATTTAAACGCAGCGTCACATAAGTTATATGGACTCATTATCTGTAGATTGATTTCTGCTGACCATCCACCTAACATGTTGTTATAAGATTCAATGAATGGGATAATATTAACTGGGTTTTCTAAGTAGACCTGTTCTTGTGTCCAGTCCGTTAGAACCAACTTACTGAGAATGTCTTGCATAATCATTAAGGTGGAGTTGTGAATGTTTTGTTCTAGATCTAACTGGGTCTTAGCCATGTCAGCAACTATGAACGAGAATCCTAATGTCATTTTGCCAAAGCGATCCAATGTGCTTGGCTGAGGTACCAAGAAACATAATGGATAAGATGTTGGTGTTTGGTTATTAGTCTGGACATCTATATCACTGGGCTGACCTACCCCGAATTGTTGGACTTGTACGTGTGATAAGCAAAGCTCACGCATGAACTCCACTAACTGATTGTAATTTAGAATTGGACCGCTTGGTGTTGGCATAATGTTTTTATGTAAGTATGTTTTGTTTAGTATCTATCGTAGGTTTTTAACCTTGGTATCTTACGAATTCACTGTCTAAGTTAGATGAACCCTGGTACTTCTCATTAAACTTCACGTGTGGACTTGCCCCAGACATCACAGCATACTGACCTTTCTTAGCAGAACGTGTTCGGTGCCAGTTGGCTAAAGCTAAGGAAATCACACAGTCGTCGTTTGCTCCACCTGGTGCAGAATAGGATACCTTACCAGTTGGCAGGATCTTATAAGTGAACACATTTAATTCCGAATGTAAAGCTGGTAAAGCAGATTTTTGGGGTAGACATAGTTGCCAAGTAGAAAAAGATAACTTGAGTGCTTCTATAATGTCCGCTTTGGTGTCCTGCGTGGTCGTAAACGGACTTACGAGTCCTGGACAGGTCTTACTTAACTGTTCGAAGATAACTGAGCCTATGGAGTTCTTTTCAACCAAGGTCTTACACTTCCATTTTTTGATTTTCTCAGTTACTTTAACAATAATTTGCTCCCATGAAGTTCCATTCTCTCTGTAATGATCTACGAGATTACCGTCCTGATCTAGGATTGTTAAAACCGTGTAGTCAGACGCAATTGCCAAGTCCAAACCAGCGTAGTATTGTTTTCCAGGTTGTGGGCCAGGTTGGAGTCCTGTTAAAGTTGCACAATGTTCAAATTCGAATAGTGATCCACCACCTTCTACAAACACCCCTTCGTATTCTTGTTGGAACGATTTCTCTGGGATAGTTAATCTCGCTAACTCTAAAACTCTTTGATCTAGATATGGATTTTCTCTGGAACTGATACGATAAGACTTCCAATCTTCGAATCCCTCGTCTTGTCCCCATTGGAATGCTTGGTAGAACCAATTAAATCCATTTGGCGTGGATATGAATAGCACTTTTCTACCCCGGATCATCGTTGCAGGTCTGAGAACTTCGTTCCATAATGATTCTGGTAAGAACGCTGCCTCATCTATCACCATGAATGTGGCTGTAAATCCACGTAGGTTCTGACCAGACTCACCAGACACCATTCTAATCACAGATCCATTCCTGAATCTCATGATTAAATCTGTACCATTGGTGGATTCCACTATGGGATTGTTACTGCCTGCTGCTTTTTGTAAGTCCATGAAGGATTTCTTGGACTGAGAGTAGACAGGGGACACTAACACGCAATATTGATCTGACCAATTGATTGCATAATACAGTAGGAGATTGAGTGATAGTAAGGTTTTACCGCTTTGTCTAGAAGACACCAGCACATGATGTTTATCTTTACTGTTTATTACAGATTCAAGGACATTCTGTTGTGCTGGATAAGGGGTAAAATTGCTTTTAATTTCCACTCGAGAATTTTGGTCCTTCTAATGTTTGCGGGGGCGCCGTCTGGATTGTACCAGTGGAACCCATTGGTTTTAATTTTTGGGCATTCTGAGCTTTAATGTTTTCCACAT